TTGTTTTATCTCGTTTTATCTTCCGTTCTCGTGTTTTTTTTTTTTTTTTTTTTGCAAAGGAATTTTATTTATAATAGTCAACTTCCTAATGTTAAGTTGTTTTTACTGACTAGGTCTGCATTTACAGTGCTTGTCTGGTTTAATGAAAACATAAATTAAATAACCTAAATTAAACATTAATACAATTAAAAAGCTTTACACTCGCCCCCTCTCTTCTTGCGAATTAGGGTTAAAAGTTTATTTCTTTTTAAAGGTTGTGCAACTGTTGCTAATCTCAATTTACTTGAGTATCTCACAACAATGTTGCTGGGTACGAACAAAAACGCTTACACTCGCCCCCTCTCTCTTTCGATTAGGGTTAAAAGTTCAGCATTCAAATCCGCTGTCTATCTCATCCTGATAACTTGCTAATATCTCGGTGGCATCCTGTGTGCTCCGAAGGTAGAAGTCCTCTGTATCTATCCGCGATCTAACTGTGATGGTTTCAATGGTGTCTACTCTCTGCTTTTCTTGCAGTGTAAGGTACCAATCATCATAGTCAAACTCGGTGCTTACAAAGTTTTCTTTTAGCTGCGCTATAAGAGTGAGAAGCTGGTCTTCTCCATGCATCGACATGTCCCGAAGGGCACCTTCGATTCTGCACTTCATTACCTCAGAATCCCCTCTGTTGGCTTTTCTCTGCCATATCAACTCTTTATATATCACTTCCTTCGGTAAGGGAGCGAAGACAACTTGCCCGTCGTCCACAAAGCTAGACTTTAAAAAAGTCAAATCTTGTAGTGGTTCGTCAGGTATTATGTCCTCACCTTTCTTCGCAGAAGTGATAGTATATCCGAGTAGCGCCCCTATTTCTACACAGACTGATCTGTTAAAGTAGGTGAGGGCCGCCGGTGATACGGCTGAGATGACATCATCTCCATAAGTCAGCATTCGCACGTGAGAGTCGAAATCGTCCATTACTGGCGCGAGTCCGATCATTTTACGCGATAGCATATACATTATGTAGTTGAGCCAAACATTGGTGACTGAATTGAGAACGTCTGTCATGACATTTCCGCTTTTATTACCTCTAGTCGTTGCGACGAGGTAGTCTCCTGTTATCACGAAACCTTCATACACATGACTCATCAAAGAATGACGAGCTTGTTTGTGGTCCGGTCCGTAATAGTGATCTGTGATCGCCAGGAAAAAGTCTATAGCGGGTTGTCCGACTGATCCATCATACTCTCTGTAATCAAGATCAAATCCTCTCGGTGAGATACTGAGCATTTCATTGTAGACTGTCTTCCAGACAGCCTCCTTGTCTTGCCCAATGAGGTGGTGCATTTTAAAACCAGCATGGCGTTTGTACCAGTTGATAAAATTTCCAAAGTATTTACGCATTAAGAGCGTCATGTCTAAGCTGGATTGCTCAAACACACGGGTCTTACCTAGCGTTACTTTTTCAACTTTTCTCAACTCGTCCTTGTTGGTGGCCAACCAGAAGGAATGGGGGGCCAACCCATCCCTGACTCTTGCTTCATTATCATTGATGAGCTCCAAGAGAGTCAACTTATATGGAGCCAGCTCGCGCTTGCGCGCCACATCGGTAAAACGACTTACGTCGTATAACCTAAGCGGCGAATCAAACACTTCGAATGCTTCTTTCTTCTTGATCCAAGGAGTCAGAAACCCGCAGCTTGTTTTCATGTTGATGGGCAACATTTCATCGATTCCATTTATGAACTCGAATTCAGTGAGCACGCTTCTCTTGGCGTCGCTCAAATCCATTCGAGAAATAAAGTAGTCGATTGCTCGCTTCTGGAGCATAACAGGCACGGGAAACAACTGTTTATGGTCGTATTTTTGGGCATTCGAATATAAGGTGTGCATCGTGGTACCGCCTGGCACCGTGATGAATCCTCG